GTTCTACTGGTGGAACAATAGCAGGAGCAGCAAAGTTTGCTTCAAGTTTCTCCTTGACAGTTAGGTTCCACTTACCAATACCTTTTTTGAAAGGCTTAAGATATTTGGTGACGGTTTGATATCCGACATCATTCTGAGCACAGTATGCTTTGATATGTGCGGAGGTAATCTTGTTACCGTATAGATCTCTGAGAGAATTGATTAGAGATTCGGGGTTCACTTTAGCTTCAAAAGGCATTTGTTTCATTCTGTAGTATGTATTCATTATAATCATAGAAGTGCCACAATACAATAGATGTTGTGACACTAATATAATTGGTCTATGCGATAAATTCCATAAACTGACTCAATACTTTCTTATTCATCTTCTTACCATTAAGAGACTTTTTGAAAGCAGATTTGATTTGTGCTTTGGTAGCATCTTCTTTCACAGTAAACTCAGTATCATTACCAAGAGCATGTGAAGATAGTCCGAAGTAAGCATGGTATCCAACATCAGTAAGTTTGAGTGACTTATCTTTTTTCCACCCTGCTTGAATATGTTGTACCTTATCGAAATCCCAATCCATGTATTTTCTGATAAATGAATTGGCGTCTCTACCATCCATAACTCGGATACCTATAAAATTAACATCTGGAAATCTACCTCTAAGTTGATTAAGAAGTGCTGATGTAACTTCATGGTGGTTTGATTTACAGAAATAAGTTTTTTTGTTGTGCTTATCTCTAATGTAAACTGTTCCGTTCATGATGGATCTAGATCCCATGTAATTTCTCTCAGGATTATCAGGATATGTAAAGTTTTTACTGTATGAAAGTGGATGAGCTTCACCATCAGTAAGAGTGATGCATTGTACTTTTTGAACACCTGTAGATTTTTTGAAGGCAGGGATTATTTGATTCAAACATACTAGAGCTTCATTGAGTGGAGTTCCTGATAGATTCAATCTTCTAGGAGATTGATAGTAGATGTTAGGATTCCATCTGTAGTATGCAGATAGTGATGTAGCCAATCTCCAAATACTAAGTAGTTGTTTCTCTAAATCTGATTTTTTACAATCACTTGTGAAAAACTCCACCATACTGAAGTTACTTTCGATTCTTACCACGCCATCTTTTTCTGTGTGATGAGTAGACATATCTCTTCTGTATGTGTAGTCTCTGTAAATATATTCATCATCATTACTATAGTGATTCCATTCATTAGTAAAAGCAAATACTTGAAAAGGAATTTGAACCTTTTTACAAAACCAAATTAAGTTGTATAATTGTTTGATTGTATCCATAAGAACTGTACTCATAGATCCTGACCAATCAAGAACAAAAACTAACCCATGATTTTTGCCATCAGGCAATACTGTAATTTTTTTGAATAAATCCTCATTGTACTTGTAAGAATGTAATTTTGTACAATCAAGAATACCAGTTTTTGCAACAGTAGCGCGAGCGTATGCATCAGCAGATTTACGGCACTCAAACTCTTTTACAAGATAGTTGACTTCTTTCTGAGCAGATCTACGAAATAATCTGTAATCATTGTCAACTGCCTGAAAGATATCCATTTTTGATGATGACTCTGCATCAAAATGTTTTTGAGATTTTATCCAAAAATTCTCCAGATACTTATGAACATCATCATTCTTAGCAACAATTGTATTCATATCTAAATCAGGTAACTCAACATATTCTGGTTCGTAGTATGAGTTAGTTTCTTTCTTAGATAACTGTTCTAAATTATCTTGGAAAGTTTTGTCTGTGATTGCCTCAGATACTCCACCATGAATTCCACCCATAAAATTATTATCAGAAGCATTTTCTAGTTCCTCAAGTAATTCTTGATCTGTCATGCTGTCTATATCGGGTCTTCCCTCTCCTTGTTGAACATCAGCATCATTATCGTGATCTTCACCGTCTTGATCTGTTTCTCCAGATGGTATTTCCATTTCACCAGATCCTCCACCCATACCAGATTCACCCATGTCACCAGCAGAAAACTCAAGGGAATCTATTTTAGTCATCATCTCTTCTTGTTTTTTGATGAAATGATATAATTCTTCAGCAAGTTCAAGAACTTCATCGAATGTTTCAGTTTTGAAAGCTTTGTCTACAAAATAGAATTCATCTTCATCAAAACTTACATTTTCAAACTTACCAATCTTGTAATGAATATTAAGTCTATCTGCTAGACCCATCGCATCAATATCATGACTTGATAATTCAAAGAAATCTTGATCAGCAAGTTGAGAATATCCGTTGTAAAATGTTTTACTCAAGCCAGGATATCTTTGCTTCATCAATTTTTCGATTCTTACATCTTCTAATACATTGACATAAGAATGAGGAACGTCTGGATATTGGATTGTCCAGTTATCAGAGGGTGTATATAATGCGTGACCTACCTCATGTCCTACTAGAAGGTCGTATACAACCCCTGAGGCCTTCTCCCACATTGGTAAGGTAAGAACTCTACGCTCTGTGTCAAAAGACGCTGTGGAGACCTTACGGTTCTCAATGATGAGATCTTCTGTTGCAAGTAGTTTTGCGAGTTGACCTTTGACTTCGTAATTAACCTGTGTGAGCATTTGTTTTCTTGTCTATGTACACATGATAATCGATTTTGTGCCAATTTCAATCAACAATGTGCCAGTTTGTCAACTGTCTACCCCGACCATTTTATGGCTGTATCCAAGGCTTTCTTTGCTGTATTCTGTAACTTTATTACTTTACTATCATACGTTATTGTAAATCCAAACAGATCTCCTTCTGGATCATCTGGCATACCTACAGGTTGCACAAAAAATATGCCTGCATGGGCAACTGTTCTCCATTCCATATCAATAAAACCTAGATTCCTCAAGGCACATTCTAGTTTTAATGAATGGCATCCCTCTAGCAACTGCATACGGTATACCGAACTCTATACTATTATGTAGAGTATCTTACTTTTGTAAATCCATTCATTTTTTCAAAGGTAATTAGATTATCTAACCTATCAGTGAGTTCATCTACCTTATGAGATATCATAAACACATAAGCATCCTTAATAACATACTTGATGATCTTAGTAAACTCGTCAGTGCCGTTACTATCAAGAGAACTATCAAATATCTCATCAAGAATTAAGATGTTTGTGCTAGATGAGTTCTTCATCTTAGCAATATCTCTCCATGTAAAGAGGATAGCGAGGTCAATTCGCATCTTCTCACCTTCAGAGAATGATTCGTAACTGAATTTCTCATGTATTGGTGATTTTATCTTCTCATTGAACTGTTCATCCAAAGTAAAGTTGATATAGAAATCCATCATTTGAAGATACTTATTGATCTTCTGATTCATGATAGGCAAATACCTTCTTATGATCTTTGCTTTGACTCCAGAGTCTTTCATCATGGAGTTTGCAAAGTTTAAGTATTCTATATCTTCGGTTTGTTTAGCTTTATTTTTTTCTACACCTGTCAGATCGCCTTTGAGTGACTTAAGAGTGGCTCTTTCAGTATTTCGATTTGCAATTTGTTCGGTAATTTCTTGAATTTCTGATTCATAATCTCTGATTTGTCGTTGATACTGAGAAATTTTAAAATTGTTGGTAGAAATGTCATTCGTTAGTTTAGTGATCTGCTTTGAGATATCCATAAACTCCTTGTCCCTCCTTTGTTCGGTGTCTATGGATTTTTGAAGGTCTTTGTAAGCGGAGTTAATCTCCTTTACATTCGCTTCTATGTCTTTAATTTTATTTAAGCGAAACTCTTCCTCTATTTGTTGGGTGCATGTAGGGCAAACCGTATTATCTTTGAAAAATTTATGATCGGATGTTATATTTTGTATCCGTTGTTCCAGTTTGATTTTGATGGTGTTCATCTTCTTGAGAGAACCCCTAGCATTTGATAGATTTTCTAACTCTGGTTGGTGTTTTGTCCTAATTAAATTGTCATATTTCTTATTATCACCCATCAGCGTGGACTCATCTTCAAACAGAGCGTCCAGTTTCTTTTTTGTATCCTTAATTCTCTTCTTTCCACTCTTATCAAGATCAGAGATAAAGTTTTTTTGCATCTCTATCTTCTCTTCAATCATTTCTTTCTTGATTGCCAGTTCTTTGATCTCTGTATTTGACTTACTAATTCTTTCTCTAAGTATTTTCGCCATACCAGAAAAGATTTTGATGTCTAAAACATCTTCTACAATAGCTCTACGGTCTGTATTACCAAGTTGCATGAAAGGAACGAAGGTTGCCGATCCCAAAATAGTAGTCTGAGTAAAGGATTTGTAATTTAATTTTAAAATATTATTTTCTAGGTGTGCCTGTTGATCATTCTGATTAGCAAATTGATCTTGTAATTTACCATCTATGTAAATTTGGAACAAGGTGGGTTTCATACCCCTCACAATAGTATAAATCTTGCCTTGTATTTCAAATTCTATCTGTACTTCACACTCTTTCTCATTTACAGTATTGATTAACTGTGCTTTCTTAATTTTACGGAATGGTTTGTTATATAATACAAATGTAAGAGCGTCCAAAATGGTAGATTTGCCTGCTCCATTTGAACCAACTATTAGATTTGTAGGGGATTTTTGAAAACTTACAATTATAAACTGATTACCAGTTGATAAGAAATTACGCCACCGTATTGTCTTGAATATTATCATAATCTTTTGGTGGAATCACTATATCATCTGCTGAGATAATAACATATTTGTATTTGTGTTTCTGACATGTATCTACAGCCAGTTTATCATCTATTTCCACAACTGTCAAGGGAATTGCCTCATTTGCTTCTAACAAGCCTGCATATCTTGTAGCATCATCTTTCTGTTCAAAAAGATACAAAGCCTTGTAACCATCATCATTTGTGACAGCATACGCTCCTTCTCCTTCTTGACCATGAAGTGATAGAATGTACATTACTCTGCTTCGCAAGCCTCTAAGTAAACTTCTTTTAGAAGTGTTTTGACTCTCTCTTTTTTTAAATCAAAGTCGGAGTCCTCGATATATTTATTAAGAAGCGTCAACGTATCTTCTACTTTTTCAGCATCTAAATCAACTTCTGTATCATTGACTGCTGTATTTTCTACAACTTTAAGATCTATAATCCCTGCTTTCATAAGTTTATCAAGGAATTTATCATATTGTAACTGACTCTTTCTTGATCTTATAAAAACTTTTACAATTTTATCCTTGTAAAGATGAGCTTTGAATAATTCCGCTGGTGTATCATCATAGTATACCTTTTCAAAAATAGTATGGGTATTTTCTATGAACTCAATTTCACCTGTCTCTGTATCTAAGATGCTGAAACCTCTCTTATCACCACAGTCATTCCAATACATTTCATAAGGATTGCCTAGGTAGAATGTATGTCCATCGTTACTTCTGGTATGATAGTGTCCTGAGAATACTGTATCAAACTTTTCTATGATACCTTTGTCGATTCCTCCCTGTTGAACCATGCCTGGATATAATTCAAATCCAGTGAGTTCAAGATGACCAAAGGCAATCTTAGCATCAGACTTTTCTATTGCTGCAAGGGTTTCCTGATAGTTGTCATCACATATCCAAGGCAACATCATAGCTTTGAATCCATTGATGTCATATGTATCTGGAGCAGATATGGGAATGACATTATCATAATGTTCTAAAAGAAGATCAACTGAGTTGATATTGTTAGTATTCTTATAGTAGACATCATGATTACCTACAAGTTGCCAAACTTTGACGCCTAATTTTTTAAACTTATCATAGACATGTTCTTTTGACCAATCAAGTGACCAGTAATCAATATTCTTTCTATTATCAAAGACATCCCCCATGTGAATACACTCTTTGATACC